ATCCTATAGCGTTTAAATCAATATTGATATTATTTATCCTCTGAAGTCTAACGGTCTCATAACACATTGCCGTAGCCTCGTTTATATCTTTCGTATGGTAGAAGTTGGGTAACCACTTACCACTAACTTGTTTACTGTTTGATACAACTATACCAGGACAACCTATCCACTTAGCCAAGTGCATTGCCCCACCATGGTATCCAATTACCATTTTACATGTACGTAATGAATGCATATTATCCACTATATTAGTAGTATAGTCAACCTCCTTTACCTCGGTATGGGTCTTCAGCTCACTGATTGATTGTATCCAACCGGTCGCTACCGGATCCTTCCACATCTTCTGTTCAGCGTAGTCAGCAAACTGCAATTTGTTGTTAGATGTTCCTATAACTACCACATGCTCACCGCCGCCTATCCAACGATTCTCTAGGTTACTCAGTCGATAGTTGTGGTACTTGTTACTCTCATCATAATAGTTAAGATGACGTGTGCTTATAGTTTTTTCATACTCAAAGCCCAACGTAACCTCCTGCTCAATCCCCGTCTTATCCATATTATCGAAAATATATTGTATCCTGGGCTCTACGTGCTCTCCGCTGGGATACTCCATTTCCTCTCGTACACCTTCCCCATGACGGTATACGAAGTTAAGATGAACCGACTCCTTTAGCTTCCTTGCTTGATTATGTGCAAAGCATATGGGCGACAGGTAATCGTTATAACCCGATTTCCTGTACCAGTCTATTATCATATGCCATGCAGCTCTTCATATCTTGCACGCAGCTTTATGAAGTCGTGGATATAATCATCACGCTTACCAGTAAAGATCTGGGGCTCACCATCATCGCATGCAATGGCTACTACCAGATTATTAATAGGTATCTTGGTAAGTTCCTCGAACATAACAGCGTAGGATGCTGCCTGCATGAAGTAGGATCCTATCCATTCACGTCTCTTAGGCTTCTTAGCCGTCTTGAAGTCGATGATTGATAGCTCACCCTTCCAGTCACCAATACAATCGACTCTACCACCAACCTTGAGATAGTGCGAATACAACGGAACTTCCTGCATAACAATGTTGTTTAAATGGGCATCAAGCTCCGGCTTCAATATGTTAAACGTGCCTATGTTAGCCGGCATCTGACCTTTCTTGAAGTCTTCCACATTGTTAATATAGTCCTCACACAGCTGATGCACTGCTGTTCCTCGAACTGATGCCTGGTTCGATATCTTATCTGCAACCTCTGCACCTACTCGAGCTCTCCACTTAGCAATTCCCTCAGCAGAATCTAGTGACAATACAGTAGTAACGGAAGGATACTTGTCGCCCTGAGGTGTAACATAGTGACGCTTGCCATCTGCTCCTGTGGTAGTGTCTAGTTCTGTCATATCAGGACATGCTACGTGAGTAAAGTTCATAATCTTTTCTTTTCTATATTAAATGAGGGGGTATTATACTATGATTTTGCTTAAAAGTCAACTGCTACCAAGCCCAAGACACAAACGAGTATCTCTCTCCACCAGTAACTTCGTCTACAGCGTGCGGATACATGAAATTACTGGGGAAGATCACGATGTCTCCTGGATCCAGGGTATAAATATCGCCCTGTATTTTGAGCTCTCCACCCAGATATCCTGTATTGAGCTGGCCCAATATCGTTAGAACAGGGATTCCCCCAGTGTTATTGAACAGGGTCTTGATATGATCTACGTGAGGACGCATTAGGGTGCCCTTAATGTACCTCTGATACCTAGTAGCGCTCCTGCCCTCGAGATTCAACCACTTGTATTCTGATGCATACAATTTGATATGGGTTTTAATGGCCACATCAACATCGTGCACATGAGCCCTGGTTACACTAAGATCATTATCATAAGTTTTGAGGCTTTCTGATGATGTCTGATATGCATGGGGCTTCCATATCCCACTGTTTATCTGCTCTACAATGCCAGGACATAGAGCTGGATCAATGGCTTTATATGTTCGTACATAATCTCTTGCATCATGGCTGACATCGATCATGTACTGCTCCTAGTCGGTCTGTGCTTGGGTTTTTTCTTGAACCTTACGCCACTTATCGACAGCATTTCTTTCCTTAACGGCAACAGCTGATTTGTTTCCGTGACTAGCATCGAGAGCACTGCCTGGGTGTGCCGAGGCAATCTGTGATAGGGTTTCTTTCCATCCATCATCTGTCTTAATTCCACCGACCCCTGCTACTATCATGGGAGTGCCGATCTGTTGCTTTAATAGTGGATTGTTTTCTACGAATTCGTCTAGCTTCGTATATGACATGAAATGTTCTTCCATCTCATTTGTTTCTGTATTGAGAAAATCGTAACTGGGCACTATGTACTCGCTTGTTCTGACGGAAGTTCTGAGAGAGTCTGGTTGAATACCCTATAGAATGTGCCGCCAACGTTGCCTGCATTTAGCGTATGGTATTCGTCCAGGTTACCGAGCTCTGGTACTACGAATATAAACTTGATGTTACTATACTTATTCGCTAAGAACGTCATGTATTTGACTCTGTTGATATTGTCAACGTATCTTGATCGAGTCTGCAATCCATACGCATTTGTACCATCATAGATATTTGCTAGACTCCTTGCTGGCTTCCTCAACATAAAATCAAAGCCAAAGCAGTACAGTGTCTTATGACCCATCTTTATGGCCTCAAGCATCGCATTGACGCCTGCATTAGACCTCAACCTTGCATACTGATTGTACCCTGCATCTTCATGCTGTTCATCCTCTGATGGTACAATAAATCGTTTACTGGGAAATTTGCTGTTCTCAATTTCCTCAATAATAGGTTTATCGATGGCAATCAGATAGTCCGGAACACTGAAGTCTGGATAGTCCCTATACAGGGCATTACACCCGAAGATAGTTCCCTTATTCTTCAAGCGCAAGAGATCTAGTTCCTTGCGGCTAGGTCCATTACCAATTATAAATGCTGTCATCATCTACCTTTCCGTTGGATTCCACAATTGCTTTCTTAAAGCCTTGTTTTGCAACGTTTCGCGTTTTCTCGTATGAAGCTCTACTCTTCTTCTCTCTACCGCGGGAATCTTTGTCATTCCAGTCATCTTGAGAAGAATATCTATGGGTCTTAGATGGTTTAAACATCGTACTTCCAAATTCCCTTTTCACCAGTTAGTATCAATTCCTTCGAAGGCAGCAGCAACCACATCTTTTGTGATAGCACGGAACGGAGCCTTCTTATTCTTAATTGACAACAACATCTTGGCATCATCGGGATCAACAGACTCGAGTAGCTCAATGAAGATCTGCTCTCTCTTGAAAGGACGTAGGTTCTGTCCTTGAGGTGTGTTGATGAAGTAAATCATCTTACGCACTTCCCGCTTGAGCACGTTCTGTACATCGTGGGCCTTCTCCGCCGCTTTGTACGGGGGATCAGATTCTGGTAGCAGGAACTCAATCTTCGGGTTATATACAATATCGAGCAATGCTTTAATTGCAAAATTGTCACTATACTTCTTCAGTTCCTCAACACGATCGCCCTTGGCTCTGATCTTGTTAATACGTTTTAGCGTTTCAGCTATACCTTCACTCATTAAAATTCCCCTATACAGTCTGTTAGATTTCTTAGTTTGTGTTTAATAAAATAGTTTAGCAACTTGGCTCTAGGAACTGACACAGCCTCATCATAGTGCTCAACAATCTGGTGTTGAATATCTTCTGGAATGAAGTCGAGGTCAATTAGTTGCTTGTTTCTGTGGTAGTTGCGAACATCTCGTTCAGTCAATACATCACAGTTCTCTGGCTTATCGGTAGATAGGATTGCATCAATCTTCGTCTGTCGCATAGGCTTCTGACGCTTGTCCACTACAAACGTATCATCGTCTGATAGGATGTTAGGAATACCATCTCCCCGATCACCCTTCAGAATATGCTCTGATATGTACTTTAGTGGATCATCAGTTCGAATAAACTTCTTTTGAATGTTGCTGTACTGGGATACATTCTTAAACTTCTGCAGCTGCAGGAAGTCCTTATCAGAAGACACAATCAACACCTTCTCGTGTATACTATTACGCTTTGCCAGGGTTCCGATGATATCATCGGCCTCTGCACCATCCACTAGAACGACCTTATATGGAAAGGATTCAATCAGCTCATCTCGTACCTTATGCAATGCTGCAAAAAGCGTGGTCCAATCAACATCGGTAGAGGCTCGATCTTTCTTACGATTGGCCTTATAGAAGGGGAATATCTCTCTGCGCCAATAGCGATTGCTATCAGCACATACCACAACCTCTCCATACTGCTCGTGAAACTTCACTCGAATCATTCGGATAGTATTTAAGAT